AACAAATGTGGTATTAGATGTGAAAGGACCTGTGATAGTAGTTGTACCTGACTGTGCAAGTGTGATATCTGCAAGAGAACCACTTACACCTGCCTTGAGTACAGTAGGCATCTTTGAAAGACTGAATGTACCTGTTACGTTAGCTACAGATGAACCGACTTCAACCATTGTGTTATCTATTGACCAGCTATTGATAGTCAATGCTTTATAAAGAGTGAGCAAACCAGTGTTGGTGTCAATATCGAAGTCATCTCCCGGCATTACTATCCCTGGATCATCTGGTGTAGCTATGCCTACTGTTCCACCTGCAAGGGATACAGTACCATTTGCATCTACATTGAAGTCGGTACTGAACTTAGCAACACCTTTTGTATATCTACTTGCAACTGGTACAGATATGACACCTTCTGGTGTTACATTGATATTGCTGCCTATCATGACAACTCCAAGAATAGATGTAGTTGCAGGCACAGGAGCATATGAGCCTCCACCACCTCCAAGAGAGATCCAATAGTCTAATTTTGCTTTTAATGCATTCCATTCATCTACATTAGCTTGAGTCAAACCATCTGGCTTGCCAAGAATGCTATTCCATAAAGTTGAGTAATTTGGATTGTTTACTGTATTAGTTATGTTTGCCTTACCTATGACATTATAACTTTGATTAACGTTAATCATATTATTGGAATTCCTTTTTAGTAAAAATAGGAATTATCAAGAAAAAGTATACAAAAAAAGAGGAGAATTTCTTCCCCTCTTTCATAACCTGAGAATTTCTTCCCCTCCCTTCATTCGCTTAATTGGACTGTATTGCTGCAATCTCTGTTGTATCTTCATATATCTTATATGTTATATCCATTGGAACAAATTGCTCTCCTCCATGTTGGATCTTGAACTTGTCACCCATTCTAAGATTGTTTGTTCTGACTGTTATATCAACAGATTTCTTAGGATAAAGATACATGTATTGATTAGTCTGAATACGCAAATCTTTAATGCTTGTACTACCTAACATTGGAGTTGAGATCTTTTCAAGTGGAATAATCTCATTTATATCATCATAGGTAAATCCAATTGTGTTTCCATGCTCATGACAATTTTCAAACTTACAATCATCCAATGATAGAGTGTTTGTATCAAAGCCTACAGGTAGTGGATCTGGCTCTTTTGTTTCATAGTTGAACTGATTGTATATCTTGTCTATTTCTATGACTTGATCAATCTTTAAGTCCTCTATCAGTATAAGAGTGGCATCTCCTGCATTTGACATTCGTTGTCCTATGAACTCGATATAGATATCTCCACCTATCTTGTCTTTTCTATTGCTCGACTGAATATGGAATCCCTTATAGTTTGCCTTTTCGTATTTGAATGGATCATTGATAAAGTCGTTCTTAGGTTCCATTTCAACATTGAATAGCTTTTTGACAAAATACTTACCTGCATCAATATCATAGTCTACCTGATCTTGTTGTGGATTGAGATGTATCAAGACTGGTCGTTTAGCTGTGTACCATCCATATCCTTGCTGATAACCTGACTCTTGATAGTAGATATCCTCTCCATCAGTATTCTTAGCATGTATGTATACCCATATACCAATATTGTCAGTATATATCTTTAATGTTGTATCTTCTCCTTCAAATGAGTTGTCAGGGAAGTTAGTCTTACCAAAAGTACATTTAAAGTTTAAAACTAAATCATTTTGGACTGGATATCTACCTGTAGTAAGACGATATGAATACAATGGCTCATCAAATGCAATATCATGGCCACCAAATAGCATACCACCACTTAGAAGAATTGCATCATCACCTTCATCTTGATTAACCCATATATCTTTAGATGGATTCAATCCAGGTACTATGCTCATATTTACCTTTATAGTATAGTCATTATGATAGAATTTGTTTGAATCTGGCTTCTCACTATTCTCATAATGCTTAATCTTAACAGGGAATGCAAATTTGTATATCATACCTACAAATGTCCATGGTTGTGGCAAACACCATCCTTGACTATAGCTTGAACCATCATACCAATAGTAAGTGACATTTTCTAAGAACGTGTCCATATCTGTAAGAACAGGCTCATCTAAGATATATGGTTCTACCCATTCTGCTAATTGATATACATACTGATCATGTGTATTGATAATGCTACATCTGTTGACTTTTGTCTTAGTTGTATCATCTTGTTGTACATCTTTCCACCACCACCAGTTTCCAAACACATATGTATAGTTCTTACCACATGAAGAATAGTAATCTTTTATGTCATATACACTCTGCTCTGGTTCTAGCTTTTGATCTTCTGGATCAGTCTTTAATTCTACCTTTTGATAACCAGGGGTGTAGGTAATATCAAACTCATCGTCTGCAAAATCACTATGTCCACCTTTATATATAGCAGGGACACCAGGAGCGAGATTAACACCTAACTCAGAATAGAAGTCATACATATTGTAATAATCAGATGACAGATGCTCTACTGTATGATATATGTCTTTAGTATAGCAAAGATAATTCTCATTAGTAAGCAAATGGTCTGTTACTCTATTGATATGCAATCTGTCTCCTTCAATCCAACAAGTACAACAAAGATAAGTAAGCAAATCTTCTAACAAATCATATAATATCACGCTATTAGTAGAGTCATCCAAGTGGTTTATGATAGGAACATAGATTTGATCTAATCTTGCTTTGCTGTCAAATGTATTCTTATATAGAGCAGGAAAACTTGGATATTGTATACCTTTAAGTGTATATCCTTCTGGTGCTGCATAGAATGCTCCATTGACTGTATCATATACACCTCCAAGACCAGTGATTGAATCAAGACAAGGAACAAAATGATAGAGATCAGTATATTCAAACTCTCCATTGTTTTCTGTTACAGTCTGTATTGTTATCTCATTTACATAACTGTCTGCCACGCTATAAGGTAATGACTTAGCATATATCTTATCTGAATCCCACCAGTTGTTATATTGTGGATCAGCTGTTATCTTATGATTAGGCAAGCTTCTTTCTAATGGTAATATTATAAGATTCTTACCTAAGTTTGTATGCCATGTCCACATCTGATTTTCATTCTGTCCTGATCTGAACTTTTTAGTAAAATCAAGTACCTCACTTGTTCTAGCGTAATATCCATACAAACTGCCCCAGTGTACCTCATACTGTACAGGTGCAATCTGATCTGCAGCAAATGGACTGTCTAATGTTGGAGCTAATGACATGTAATCATCATCCCATAATAAACCTAATGGTTGTATCTGTGGAGCAGCATAGAAATTAGTATCAAACAATTCTCTTGCTCCCGCTTCTTTTGTATCTACTCCATACAAACCAGTTACATATTGTGTTTTAGTGCTGTCTGAGAACAAATGTCTACGTACATCATGCTGTCCAGGGCAAAGATACTGTAATGAAGTCTCTACTGTAGTTGATGTATTGTATATCTTACTTTGAGACATCAAATTGACAATAGGTGATCTCCATTCCAATGTCTTGTCTCCATCTGGATATTTGTTGCAATATAAAGCAAATCCATCATTTTCTAAGAATGACACATATTCTGGAGAATGAGTAGTGTTTTCATATGTTGTTGTATTAAAACATGATATAATAGCATTTCTAGATGCGTTAACACTCTCGCAACTGAATTTGACATCAACCTTAACATTTGATGGTATATCATATGGTAAGTCTTGTAATGCAAAGTCCTCATCCCATATAACCTGTCCTCCAAATACTCTTGGTCTACGATATATAGCATCAGCCTTGTAGTAACGAGCAGGAATACCATCTACACCTTCGTATTCATATATATCACCAAAGTTGAAAGATGGATATGTAATAGACTTGAAGTTGTCTATCGCTTTTGCTATATCATCCATTGACTTGAACTCGAATGAGCTATGTTTGAAGCTTTTGTTCTTAAGATTAGACAAAGCATCAACTGCATTAAGAGTGATTACATTCAAAGTATCATTGTATGGTTGCTTTACTGTGTCAGTTGTCATATATCCTTTCCATACTATGGTAGGATTAGCTAAATCAGTTACATCAGTTATGTTTACTTTGACAGAGTCGTACGTATTTGGAAGCATGTCATTATCAAATATACCTGTAAGTATGTTTATCTCACAGCTTGATATCTTGATTGCTTTGAATATATCAGTGTCTCCATTGTATCGTATCTCAACTGGATTGTCATATATCAAGTCAAGGTCTTTGATTCTTATACCTCCTGCATAGTCGTAGCATTTCTCAATATAACAATTAGCAGTATCATATAATGTAGAATAGTCTGAGTTACCAGAGCAGAATCCAAAGGCGAACTGATCTCCTGGCTCACCTATCTCACCACCTAAGAAATGGATATATCCTGTTGTCTCTACTCCTACCTCATAGTCAAACTCAAACTGATCATCATCTTGTAATTGATGCCATGTACCTTGAGTCATGTTACATATGATAAATCTGTTTGTAGCAAAAGGAGTGAAATGAATGTCTTCATCATCTGAGATATCTACCACTTTACCACATCTGAAGTTTATATAGCATGACGCATAATCAGCTAAGTCTGGCTGCCAAAAGATAGTGTCATTATCATTTACAAGTTCATTAATTGGATATAAGTCGTTTTCAGATATGATATCTAATCTGTATGTTCTTGTGTTTGGCTTGTTCTTGAACGTTGTAGTCCATTTTTTCATATCAGATCGTATATGTTTTATTAAAAATAGGAATTTGCTGTGTATAATGTCAACAAAAAGCGGAAGAATTATTAGTCCCTCCGCTTAAATTCGGAAGAATTATTAGTCCCTCCGCTTAAATTCGGAAGAATTATTAGTCCCTCCGCTTAAATGCGCTCATTTGTATTATAAAAGTTTAGACTTGAATCGTTCATTCGTATCTAAGATAAAATCTATGTTATTACCTGTTATTCTTGTTCTTAATGTAGGTGAGCCACCTCCAAGATAACCTGGATGATTGAGTATATCAAACAAGTGAGTTTGTTGTAATGGATTGAGCATCATCTCTCCATCTGATACCATGATTGGAATACTATCAGAATAAGCAGTTCCCTTACCATGTACGATACCACCGGTCTGGAATGATTTTAATGTTGCAACGGTAGCTACCAAAGTAGCAGTACCAGCAACAGTACCAGCAATCCAAGACCATATCTCTGTACCTTTTGGTATTTGAGCAAATTGACCTACTAACTTTGCAATAGCTGATGCAATAAGCAAGCTCTTTGATGCGATAGCTGCTTCTTCACTTTGTTCTGCAAATTGACTGAGAGCACTTGATGCTTCTGAGAATGAAGCTGACATTGCATTAGCAGTTTCCTTGACTAATGATCTTTGTTCTTGCGCTTTCTTCTTTTTCTCTTCTTCGTCTTTTGCAGCATCCTTTTCTAATACCAAGCGTGTTTTTAACATATCAAGTTGGTCTTTGTCACTATCAGCTATTGTATCGTAATAAGATGTATCAACTCCCATATCATTAAGTTGCTGCTTGACAGATAAAATCTGATTGAGAACATCTAACTCATCATGTAGTTTGTCTTCTAACTCAGATACTGCTTGTACTTCTTTTGAGTTATCTATCTCTGCTAACATGTCCTTGTCTAATCCTAGTTCCTTATCAGTAAGACCAAGAGTAGATGGTTTGACATTTATTGGTTTTGCCTCAGATTTAGCTTCCTTTTCGGGACGTTCAAGCTTTTTATATGACTCTAAGCCGACTTTTTCCTCGGCATATAAACTTGATAAGTTTTTTAACTCCTCACGGAGTTGTTTAGATTCTTCAGTATTATCATCAACAACGGTTGTTACAAGAAGAAGTCTTTTAGCTGTGTCAATTTTTGTATCTTCTAAGTCTTCTCGTATTGGCAGATACTTAGTATTTTTTTTACTTTCCAGTTCATGTGCTAATTCTGGAGTATATTCCTGACCAGCAGCTTTAGCCCATGCAGATTTCCAACCTGGACCAGTTCTTTCGTTTAAATTATAAAACAAGTCTTTAAGGATTCGTTTAGATTGCTCAGGGTCAATAAATTGCATTAAACCACTGTTTACTATTTCATTATCTAATCCATATAAAGTTCGGTAGTCTGGGTACCAAAACTCATGTGTTAATTCCATCCTTTTATAAAGATCGTCATTGTTATGCATTATTTTTAGGATATCATCCACAGTAACCTCTAGCCTTTTTTGATCGATCTTTAGTTCTTTTGATAAAACTGATTTATCTGATGCAAATGCAGACTTAAACATTTTTATTCCTTGATCTAAATCTTCTGGGCCTTTATTATATATTGATTTAATAAGCTTCATTGCTCGGTCTGCTGTACCTGGACCACCTTGATCATATATGTGTTTAATAAGTTCTGCTACACGACGCTCTGTTTGTTCCTTTGTGTCTTTTACATATGTACCATATCGTTGTTCCAAGTCTTCTACACTTTGATTATATATCTGAGCTGCTTTTTTCCTTGACATACCATTTTGTACATTCAATCTATACTGACGTTCATATGCATGTATTTCTGATCGGACCCATTCTGCCATCGTATCTTTCTTAGCTCTTTCTGTCTGTAAATTATCTAAGGTATCTGCCATATCAGCACCTAATTCAATTGCATCTCTCATTCCATCTAAGAAATTACTAAAATCAAAATTAGTCAATGCGTTTTGAAAACCTTGTAATGCGCCATCCCACGCTCCACATGCACGAGCAAATGCGTCGCCATAAGTAGCAGAACTAGCAAACATTTTACCTAAACCTGCAAGTGCTCCTACAGTAAGTGTGATTGGATTTTTTAATAGACCAATAGCATTACCTAAGCCTGGGACAGCTTTAGTCAAACCATTTAAGTCATGTTGCAATTTATTTAGACTACTTGAAAACTGTGTTGTATCAAGTACCGCTTTCGCTTTGATCGTTGGATTTGCCATAGTTTGGACCTAACATATTTTTTGGAGTCCAATGCATTTTTTCTATGCTTTGGAGCATTTTAACACCTTGCTCTGCTGATAAAGTCTTGTTATCAAACCAGTTATTTGATTGATTATCTTTATCCCATGGAAATTTGATTATATCTCTTGGACTAAGTTTCTTCTTAGAATATGGAGCTAATACCAATGAGCCAAGGAATCTTGTTTGTTCCCATGATGCCTCATCTGTTTTGTATATTCCTTCAAATAACACTTTTACCATCCACCAAGGTAGTTGTAGTATATAGTCTGGCTGTAGACCACCTCTAAAGACAAGTGTATTAAACATGTCTACAGCCGTTATGCGTTTTTTCCTTCTTTCTTAACTGGATCAAGCATGTCCTTTGAGTCTTGTGCTGCTTTCAATGCATTGATTAGCTTTGTAATCTCACCTTTGTCGTCATCACCATAGATGAAATCTTCTAATGTGATATCTAATTCAGGATTATGTGCTTTAAGTATAGCAGCAAAATACATAAGACCTAAGATAGGAGCATTTACCTTCTCTACCTTATTTGCTTCTTTATATTGGTCTATCATTAATTCGTAGATAAATCCTGCACCGAAATTGAATTTACCTATCTTTACATCTTGTCCTTTGAATTTCATTGTCTTCATATTGATAAATTGATTTATTTGTAAAAAGATGCCCTACTCCTACAATATGAAAACAACTTATAGAGAGTAGGACATCGAATTTAGATTGTAATTGGCTTAAGCAGTAGTAACAACTTCGATTGCACCTGAACCTGTGAAGTTGGCAGTAAATGTCATATTATCTTCAGCTGGCGCAGAAAGTGGCAAACCTGAAAGAACTGCAACGCCCTTGTAGTAAGGATTAGTAGCAGAAGGTGTACCAGGTACCCAACCACCAGTAGGAACAACTGTGCCATCATCATTTAATGTAGTAGATGCAACAGGAGCACCAAACATGAGCTTCATAGGAGTACCAGCTATCATCTTGTTCATCAATTCGATATAACCTATACCTTGCTCGTCATTTGATGCTAAGTTTTCTGATGTAGCTGTCCATGAATATCCTGTTACATAGTTACCAGGTGTACCACCGTGGTCTTTAGTTGTATATGACTTCACTTCTGGTGTAATTTCCAATGAAGTAGAAGTTGAAAATCCGATTGATTTCCATTCAGGTGTAGAAGTAGTAGAAGTGTCTACCCATACCATCCAATTTCTTCCTTGTATTACTGTACTCATATATGAATAGTAAATATTTTTATTGTTCGTAACTGAATCTGTACGTTTTATTAAAAATAGGCTTTTTCTAATAAAATAGTCTATTTGATTAATCATTTTTTGTTAACTAAACCTTAAAGTTATATAGAATGTTTGACAATAACTATCAACATTCAAAGTAGATTCTTGTATTGTTGCTATCTTAGCTGATACGTTATTAAAAGTAAGTGAACTGTCTATCTCATACGAACTAGACAAAGTAGCAAAAATCTTGTATACCTCATCTGCTATAGACAAACCTTGTTCATATTTCTTTGTAACGATATCAATCTGAATTGGAACCTCCCAAGGTAATGAATACATATCTTTAGTCAATGACATTTCCATTGATTGTCTCATATACACAATAGCAGGTAAATCAAATACTTGCGATTTAGGCATCCATTTACCTATGAGAGGATAGACCTTTTTGCCACCAAGAAGATTGTTTATATTCTCAGTATCAAGCAATTTATCTATTAGTTTATTTACATGAAATGCTTTCATTATCCATTGTTCCATTTTTTTATTATCATCTCTTGCGCCTTTGCAAGCAAATTGTTCTGTATCATTTCTTTGTTTTCATCTAATGCTTCTTTCCACCAGTGTGAAGCAGTAATTGAACCAGTAGAGTGAGCCTTTGTCATTCTATACTTTGGATTACCAACTGTTGATACTGGATGTGTTTGTCTTTCAACTGTACCAACATCTACAAACAAAGCTCTATAATCAGCAAGATAAACAGTTATACCTTGTTCAAGCAGGTCTCTATGTACCTTCTTTTTGAAGTGTTGAACTGTGCTCTTTCCATCCCAATATGCTTTACTTCTAGCTAACCTTGGATGTTTAGCTCTGAGCTTCTTACGTCCTGCTTGGATTATTGATTGAGCTGCTTGATTTAATGCTGCTCTAATGACAGATATCTGTTGCTTAGGATCAAGACGTTTTATTGCATCAGTAACATCTTCTCTTAATGAGAAATTATTACCTGAATATTCCTTTTCAGCCATAGTTATTAATCTGCATGTTTTTGTCAGGACATAGCGCTTAGTCTGCATCATTTTCTGAATCTGGATCAGTTGGCTCGATAGGTAGCTCAACTTCTTCCTCTGGCTCTGTATCATCTGGCATAAGCTCGTCTGTATGTATCTTATGGACTGAAAGATATTGACAGAGTTTCAATTCATCTGGCTCAACAAAATCAATTTCAAACAAGTCATCTTTGTATTCAATTCTATCTTGTGGATATACATTTATATAGTGTTGAACTGTAATAAGCGCATTGATAGTAAAGAATGTTGACTCATCTGTTTCATTCTTTGAACCTCCTTTGTATTTTATATTAGCTCTAGTTGAACGATCAAACTTGTAGTATTCGTTTTCATCCAACTTGTATATCTTAATCTTGTGTTTCAATTTGCCCGTCTCCATCTTCTTCATCTTGATTTATTTCTGGTTCTGGTTCAACATCTTCTGGTAAGTTTATAGTATCAGACCATAATATTCTATTTGCATTTGCATTGTACATATATTGATGGTTGACACGATAGTTATCTAATAGAATGAACATTGCCTGAGGTATCTTTACATCTTCTTCTCCTCTATGAGCATAGAAGTAAGCAGAGAATAGTAATATTGTCACCTTTAATGATGATGGTACGTTGTATACTGTTACTTCTGTTTCAATCTGAGTTTCTTGATCTACTACAGTCTCAGTAGAAGCGTATACATCAAAACTATAGCCAATATAATCTTGTATGTATTCTTCTGCCATAGTTGCATACAAAGTCAATAATGCATCATCATCTGTAAAATCTTCATCTATGTTGACTTGTTTCTTAACTTCTGCTAATGTAACGTATGTCATATGTTTAATTCAATGTTTTTGTTAATAAAAAAGGATGATAGTGGCTAACCACTACCACCCTGAGAATATGGCTATAGATTATGTTTAGACATATCAACTGCTTTGCTATAGAATGTCGTAGGACATTTGACTATCACATTAAGCAATATCAATGTAAGCAATATCACCACCTGCAGTTGCGAACTTAGCATCTACATATCCGTTAAGAGTTAAGATGTAAGAATCTGTATTACCATCATACTTAGCATAGAAGTAGAAGTTATCCCAGATACCAACTTTAAGTTTAGACCAGTCTGCTATGATACCATGCTTAGCTTCAACGTTGTGGCTTGAGAATACTGGAGTACCTATGATATTGTAGTTTGGAACAGTATCGATAATAGCGCCACCTGTCATTGCAACACCAGTGTCTTTTGGAGTTGCACCACCATCATTTACAGTCTTGATGAACTTAGGAGTTGTCAAACCAAATACCTTAAGTGCGCTTGATAATACAACTGATTTGTTACCTTTAACTGACTCAATATTAGTTATGATGTCATCGTAATCAGCAACACGAGTTGGAGATACGTTGTAAAGCAAACCTGCAAATGAACCTGAAGCAGCATTGTCGTCACAGAAAATCTGAGCGTCAACTTTTTCATACATGTTTTCAAACATCTTAGCTACAAGGTCATCATATACCTCAATTCCACCATCTTCTACTGCAAGACGAGAGATAGTTTGCTGAACACCAATACGGTGAGGAGTAAGAGTGATTGGACTACCAGTTGCAGTACCGTCTGAAAGCGTTCCACCTTCAGTTGCAAATGATACTGTTGGATTACCAAATACAGGAATTACTTGATTAGCCTTAATACCTGTCATAACGTCTGCACCAATCTTGTCAAATAAGATTTCATTGTTGTTAGGGAATACAGGACGTTTAACATCTACTGCAACACCTACATTAGCACGTGTGAGAGCAGCAAATTCTGATTTTCTACCTTTTGGAGAATAGTTGAAGTGCACTTGCTGTTTAGATTCGATTGCCTCTTTAAGCAATGAACCGAGTGAAAATTCTTGTTTCTTATCTTCCATAGTTTTTTCTATTTTTATTTCTTTATCTGCGAATTTTAACTCTTCTTCAAGTACACCTTTCTTAACCTTAAGTTGAGCTGCTCTTGAAGCGTCCTTATCTGAAAATTCGGCTTTATTTGCAATTTCTTTTAACTCGTCGTTGATTACGTTGAGTTGGTCTTTTATTTCTAATTCAGTCATAATTATGAAGAATATATTTTTATAAAAATTGGGTTTCACCCTATAAAAGATCTAAATCTAACAATTTTTTAATCATAGAGGCTGACTCTTCTGTCTTATTAGTATCTTTATCGTCTGGATTATCTCCATCAGTATCTGTCTCATCTGGTTTAACCTCATCTGGTTTAACTTCATCTGGTTTAACTTCATCTGGTTTAACCTCATCTTCTTTAGAATCAGTTTGTTCATCAACTTGTTCAGTTTGATCATCAGTTGCTGGTTCATTTTGATCCTCGCTTTGATCCTCTATTTTAGTAATAATAGCATTTTCTTCGGGATTTGGACTATTATTTTCAAAATTTTTTTCACTTTGTGTTAAATTTTCTTCATTTTTTTCATCCTGCGCTGGCTCGTTGTCTACAATATGAACTTCTGTCTCTCTAAATGCAGGAAGAACAGATAAGATTGATATGTCATCAAATCCGGAGCATGACTTGATTCGGATTATGTCATTTCCATCAATTGCTGGCTCTACAGTATAATCATCAATATAGAATCCAACGGATATTGCATCATAATCTCCACGTTGTATACCTTGATAGATGTCTTCTGCTAATGGATTTGTTCCAAGTATTGTATCAAATTCCATACCATAGTCAGTAATTGACACTTTCAATGAACCTTCTCCATATTTTGAACGTGCAAGACAACCTTGATTAGGGTCATGATTTATATAAAGGTGTATATCATTGTTTTGTATTACATCTCTAAATGCTTCGGGCTCAAAAACAAAGTAAAATGCTCCATCTCCTGTCCATTGTAAACGAGACATCCTGCCAATTGGCGCAGCGTGACCATGAATATGTCTATTATCATCTGCTGTTACGCTAACATCTTCAAATGCTTCGCGCAATGATATCTTTGTCTTATTGTTAAATTGAATTTTTTTCATATATTATATAGGAATGTTTTTATTGAAACTTCGTCCAGAACTCTTCTAAAGACATTCTTTTCTTGTACTTTTGTCTAAGTTGCTTATTTTCTTGTCTTTTATTGAAAATCTGTTGCTCAGTATGTCGTTTATGTAATGCCTTATGTGCAGTTCTTGTCAGGAATATCAACTCTGATGCAGGACGATTGTAATATCTATTTTCAAACTTAAGCTGAGATTCAGATATATCTGCATCTGTTTCAAGCCTGTGATGACATTCCCACATCTGAGTGGTATCAAGATGAGCAATAGTATAGTTCTCTATATGAGAAATATCTTCAGAGCAATATTGTTGTACATTTTTTCCTATCATTACTTACTATATAGATACAATATGTTATTCTTTTTTGTATAAGGTAGAGATACATGGATCCAGTTTGGTTCTTTCTTTGTACCATATTCCCATATAAGTTGTCCTACTGTCAATTCGCCTTTGTTTATCATGCTTTTGATGAGATTGAATAGTTCTGCTTTTGATGTTGCAGTACATTTGATATCCGCAGCTTGTCCTTTTAAGTGTTGTGATGTCTTTGATCCACCAACTGCGGCATTCAACTTAGGACAACGATAACCTGATGTAACTGATATAGGCTTACCATATTTGTCTCGTATTGGTTGTAAAACAGTTTGAGCCAAGAGCTTGAGATTTTGTTTCTCAATTGCTCCTGGTGTATTGTTTATTCCTTTAGCCTTAGCTGTATTGCTTGAT